TAATTGCAACCCTCCCCGCCCAAGCGCGTTACCCCCGCATGAGCATCCTGATCTTCGCGTTTGTGGTCATCCTGATCCTGGCGCTGGCCTGCTGGCTGATCCAGTCCGCGCCCGTGGTCGACGCCCGGTTCAAGTGGGCGCTCCAAGCGATCGCCGTCGTGCTGGCTATCGTGGTGATCCTCGAACGCTTGACCTGACGCGCAAGGCAGGGCATCGTCGGGTGGCATAGGCTCCACTTGTGCAACCCAACGCAGGGGCCGCGAGTGTCCTCCCCTCTCAAGCGCGGTCCCTGCTTTGGACGTCTTCTGCTCCTTCCCCACCGAAACGCTGGTCCTCCGCGCCACCGAGGCGCGCATCAAGGCCATCTACAAGGCCGCGCGCATCGGCCTGCGGGGTGACACGCTGGCGCTCGCCGCCGGGATGCGGCCACAGGACTACCGCCGGCTGATCCAGTTCCATCCCGAGGCGGAAATGGCCGAGATGAAGGGCCATGCCGACGGCGAGGCGGAGATGGCCAGGGTGCTGCGCAAGAGCGCGCTCGCGGGCGACGCCAAGGCGGCGCTGGACGTGCTCAGGCACAAGCACGGCTGGGTCGCCAAGCAGCACGTCGAGATCCAGGTCGACGACCGCATCAGCATCCTCAAGGCGCTCGAGATGGCGAACGCGCGCGTCGACGGCCTCCTCCCAGCCCCTGCTGTCCAGAGCGTGATCGAGGGCGTCCTTGCAGAGCCCTAAATACACCGCCGACGACGAGATGACGCTCATGGCGCAGCTATGGTCGACGCGCATCAAGAACGACCCGCTCGCGTTCGTGATGTTCGCCTTCCCGTGGGGCCAGACGGGCACGCCGCTGGCCAACTTCTCCGGCCCGCGCCGGTGGCAGCGCAAGGTGCTGGAGGAACTGACGAGCCATATCGCCACCAACGCGCCCCTGACCGACTTCGAGATGTTCCGCAAGGTCGTCTCGTCGGGGCGAGGCATCGGCAAGTCCGCCCTCGTCTCATGGCTCGTGCTGTGGATGCTGACGACCCGGATCGGGTCGACCACCATCGTCTCGGCCAACACCGAGGCGCAGCTCACGACCAAGACGTGGCCGGAAGTGACCAAATGGGCGTCCATGGCCGTCAACCGGCACTGGTTCGAGCCTATCGCCACGCGGATCACCATGGCGAAATGGCTCACCGAGCGCGTCGAGACCGACCTGAAGCGCGATACGCGGCTGTGGGCGGCCCACGCGCAGCTATGGTCGGCTGAGAACCCCGACGCCTACGCCGGCACGCACAACTACGACGGCGTCATGGTCATCTTCGACGAGGCGAGCGGCATCCCCGACGCCATCTGGTCGGTCACGGACGGGTTTTTCACCGAAAACACGCCGGACCGCTTCTGGTTCGCCTTTTCCAACCCCCGGCGCAACACCGGCTACTTCTACGAGGCGTTCCACGCCCGGCGCGACTTCTGGCGCACCGAGTTCGTCGACGCGCGCACCGTCGAGGGCACCGACCAGAAGGTCTACGAGCGGATCATCGACGAATACGGGGCCGACAGCCCCCAGGCGCACGTCGAGGTGTACGGAGCCTTCCCGTCCGAGGGCGACGACCAGTTCATCTCGTCCACGCTGGTCGACGACGCCATGGCGCGGTCGCCGGCCAAGGATATGGGCGCTCCGATCGTGATCGGGGTGGACCCGGCCCGGTTCGGGGCCGACGCCACCGTCATCGCCGTGCGCAGGGGCCGCGACATCATCTCGATCAAGAGATACCGGGGCGCGGACACCATGGAGGTCGTCGGCCACGTCGTGCTGGCGATCGAGGAGCACAAGCCGGTGCTGGTCGTCATCGACGAGGGCGGCGTCGGCGGCGGGGTCGTCGACCGGCTCAAGGAGCAACGCTACAAGGAGGTCCGGGGCGTCAACTTCGGCAACAAGTCCCGGCAGCCGCTCATGTGGGGCAACAAGCGGGCCGAGATGTGGGGGGCCATGCGCGACTGGCTCAAGACGGCGTCCCTGCCCTCCGACCGGCTGCTCAAGAGCGACCTGATCTCGCCGCTGGTCAAGCCGGACTCGAAGGGCGCGATGTTCCTGGAGAGCAAGAAGGACATGAAGGCGCGCGGGCTCCAGAGCCCCGACGCCGCCGACGCGATCTGCGTCACCTTCGCCTTCCCCGTCTCCAGCACGCGGCGCGTGGACAAGGCCACGGTACGCGGATACCATACGACGCAATCCTCGTGGATGGGTTCATGACCGAAGAAGACGACATCCTCCCGACCATGCGCTCCCGCATGACCACGGCCATCGCCGCGTATGGGAACAGCCGCGACGCGGAGCTGGACGACCTGCGCTTCATGGCCGGGTCGTCGGACAACAACTACCAATGGCCGACGGACGTGTTCACGGCGCGCTCGACAGGCGGGTCGCTGGCCACCCGGCCCTGCCTGACCATCAACAAGCTGCCGCAGCACGTCCGTCAGGTGACGAACGAGCAGCGCCAGAACCGGCCCACCGGCAAGGTGATCCCGTCCGACGACAACGCCGACGTCGAGGTGGCGGAGATCTTCAACGGCATGATGCGGCACATCGAGTATATCTCGGACGCCGACGTCGCCTACGACACCGCCTGCGAGAACCAGGTGACGTTCGGGGAGGGGTACGTCCGGCTCCTGACCGAGTATTGCGACGACGACACCTTCGACCAGGACCTGCGCATCGGGCGTATCCGCAACTCGTTCAGCGTCTACATGGACCCGATGATCCAGGACCCCACCGGCGCGGACGCCGCGTGGTGCTTCATCACGCAGGACATCGCCAAGGCCGAGTACGAGCGGCTGTGGCCCAAGGCCGGCACCATCTCGTCCATACAGGAGCAGGGCGTCGGCGACCCGTCCCTGAGCAACTGGCTCAACGACGAGACCGTGCGCATCGCCGAGTATTTCCGTGTCGAGTACGACAAGGCCACGCTCAACCTGTACCCCGACGGGCTGACGGCGTTCGAGGGCTCCAAGGAAGACAAGATCGCCCGGCTGGTGTTCGGCAAGCCCGTGCGCACCCGGCAGGCCGACCGCAAGGTCATCAAATGGGTCAAGACCAACGGCTACGAGGTGCTGGAGGAGAACGTCTGGCCCGGCAAGTGGATACCTGTCGTGCGCGTGGTGGGCAACGAGTTCGAGATCGACGGCGAGCTGCTCGTCTCGGGCCTCGTGCGCAACGCCAAGGATGCGCAGCGGCTCTACAACTACTGGACCTCGCAGGAGGCCGAGATGCTGGCGCTGGCCCCCAAGGCCCCGTTCATCGGCTACGGCGGGCAGTTCGAGGGCTACGAGCACCAGTGGAAGACGGCCAACACGAACAACTGGCCCTATCTGGAGGTCAACGCCGACGCGACCGACGGGCTGGGCAACCCCCTGCCGCTGCCGCAGCGGTCGCCCCCGCCGATGGCGCAGACCGGGCTGATCGCGGCCAAGATGGGCGCGTCGGACGACATCAAGTCGACCACGGGCCAGTACGACTCCAGCCTCGGGGCCACGTCCAACGAGCGGTCGGGCAAGGCGATCCTCGCGCGCCAGCAGCAGGGCGACACCGGCACCTACCATTACGTCGACAACCTCGCTCGGGCGATCAGGAACGTCGTGCGCCAGTGCGTCGACCTGATCCCGAAGATCTACGACACGGCGCGGGTGGCACGCATCGTCGGGCTGGACGGCGAGGTCGGCATGGCCCGCCTCGACCCGAGCCAGCCGGAACCCGTCCGCAAGATCATGGACGAAGGGGGCAACGTCGTCGAGAAGATCTACAATCTCGGCGTCGGCAAGTACGACGTCGTCGCCACGACGGGCCCGGGCTTCGCCACCAAGCGGCAGGAGGCCATGGAGGGCATGGCCCTGGTGCTGCAAGGCAACCCGGAACTGTGGGCCGTGGCCGGCGACCTGTTCGTCAAGAACATGGACTGGCCGGGAGCGCAGGAGATGGCGGCGCGGCTGCGCAAGTCGATCGACCCGAAGCTGCTGGACGACAACGACAAGCCCCCGGAGCTACAGGCCGCCGAGAAGCAGATCGAGGAGATGGGGAGCATGTTGCAGGAGATGCAGCAGGCGCTCCAGAACGTCGAGCAGTCCGTCGAGGCACAGACGCTGCGCACCAAGCAGTTCGAGGCTCAGATCAAGGCCTACGACGCCGAAACCAAGCGAATGTCGGCGTTGGAGGGGGGCATGACACCCGAGCAAATGCAGGATACCATCGCCGGCACCATCGACGCGGCCCTGCAAACGGGCGACCTTGCCCCGCAATCCCTGTCGCCACCGCAACTGTGAGGTCCAAATGTCCCGCATCGTCCCCCTGCCCGTCCTCAACACAGCGGTCGACAACACCGTTGCCGTCCTGAACCCGGACGGCTCGGTCGCGTCGTTCACGGCGGGGGCGCTCGCCACGGCTGCAACCAGCGTCGCGCAGACCGTCACCGCGTCCGCCGCCGCGCTGGCGGCGCAAGCCACGACAACCGGCGTCAACATCCGCGCCTCCAAGACCAACGGGGGCACGACGTTCGTGGGCGGCTCCGACGTCTCCGCCGCGAACGGATACCCCCTCGACGCGGGCGAGAGCGTCTCGGTCGCCGTGTCCAACGCAAGCGCCCTCTTCATCATCGGCACGGTGGCTGACACCGTCCGCGTCCTGAGGAGCTAAGGGCATGGCCGCGCCGATCCTCACCCGCTTCGTGGCCGACCTCGCCGACCCTCGGTCTCCCCGCGTCATCGCCGACGAGTTCACCGTCGCCACCATCGAGGGCGGCGAGATCGGCGAGCTGGGATGGAACTTCACGAACGGGACGTGGAACCTCATCAACCCGGAGGCCAACCGCCCCGGCATCTGCCGCCGCACCTCGACGGCTGTGTCCGGCACGGTCGCCTCGTCCTTCACGGGCGGGGGTGGCGCTACGGCTGCCATCCAGGTGGACCAGGCCGTGGAGACGGTGTGGGTCGTCCGCCCGGTCACGGCGGACGTGGACTTCGACCTCCGCTTCGGCCTGTCCAACGACTTCACGTCGCAGACCCCCGCCAACGCCGTCTATTTCGAGAAGCTGGCTGCGGACGCAAACTGGTTCGCGGTCTGCCGCACTACGTCGGTGCAGACGCGGGTGAACACCGGCGTGGCCTTCTCCGCCGGCTGGTTCAACCTCAAACGCCGCCAGATCAGCGCCTCGTCGATGGGCTTCTCCGTCAACGGCGCAGCCGAGGTCGTGGTGGACACCAACGTCCCGACCGGCAACGTGGCGATGGTTTACGGCTTCCACATCGTCCCGCAGTCGGCCAACGCCCGATCGGTCGACACGGACTTCTTCTCCATGAAAATCCCCGGCACG